AAAAAAATGAAAAAAGTCGTTGACAAAGTTCATGGCGCATGATATACTTTATTCATCAAGTTCATAAAGCATGAACAAAAGAAAGGAGGGGTAATATGAGCAACGATTATTCAAAACTTTTAGGAAAGATTACCGAGAAATTCGGTACACAAGCGGAATTTGCCAGCGCCTTGGGGATATCAGAGCGAAGCGTATCGTTGAAGCTGAACAATAAAATCTCTTGGAAAGATAGCGAGATCGCGAAGGCAATCGAAGTTCTCGATATCGATCCAGAGAATATCCCAGCTTATTTTTTTAAGTACAAAGTTCAACAAGTATGAACTAAAAAACGCCGGACGAAGAATCCGACGCTTGCTTAAAAATCTACCTTAATTATATCAGAAAGTGCTTGCCCGCACAATTGGAGGAACGAAAGAAATGGAGGAGCTAAACTTGCCACCCTTGATCTCAGACGAGATCGCGAAAGTCTATCTCAGATCGATCGTGGATATCGTGAGAGACGAGTTAAAAAAAGAAATAGAAGAAAAACAAATGCCACTCGATCAGAAAGCCTTGATGAAAAAATTCGGCTTCGATCATGGCTATATTAAAAAGCTAGAACGTCGAGGACTTGCATTTCGGAAACAAGGAAAGAAGAAAATGTACGACGTCCGGGACGTTTACGAAATTTTAGAAAAAGAAAAGGAGTATTTAAAATGAATGAAATTATTATTTCTGGGCAAGTTGCCGGAACAGTAGCGATCGGGGGCGTGTGCTTTATCGCTGGGCTTATCGTATCGTGGAAGGACCACAAGAAAAGAATGAGAATCGCAAAAAGCGAAACACTCAAAGCTATCGAAGAAGGCCTTCCAGAGCACAACGCGCAAGTCATCGAGCAATACGAGGACGAGCTCGCAAGTCGCCGAAAGAATATGAAGCTATATACTGAATCGCCGGAGGTACCGTTCCATGTTTGGTAAGAAAGCCCGCAAGATCGAGCAACAATCGAAAGCGCTCAACCGCTTGTGGTTTATCAACTTACAACAGACCGAGATCCTGAAAGCTACACTTGAACGGGAAGAACGATTGCTTGACGAGCTCGCTCGTCTGAAAGGAGAGTTAAGAAATGGTAACAATTAACAAGCTCGAGATCGAAAACGTCAAAAGAGTTAAAGCGGTCAAAATCGAGCCGTCAGCGAAGGGACTGACAATCGTCGGGGGAAACAATAACCAAGGCAAGACAAGCGTATTAGACGCGATAGCGTGGGCCTTGGGTGGCAACAAGTACAAGCCTTCGCAACCGCAACGCGAGGGATCGACGATTCCGCCAAGCCTAAAAATCACATTATCAAATGGCCTTATCGTTGAGAGAAAAGGCAAAAACAGCGATTTAAAAGTGATTGATCCAAGCGGAAACAAGGCCGGTCAGAAATTGCTTGATAGCTTCGTCGAAGAGCTTGCTCTCGATCTTCCAAAATTTATGGAAATGACGAGCAAAGAAAAGGCCACGACCTTGCTACAAATTATCGGGGTCGGGGATCAACTCGTACAGCTTGAAATGGAAGAAAAGACCAAGTACCAAGAACGACACGCGATCGGCGTCATTGCGGACCAGAAAGAGAAGTTCGCAAAAGAACAGCCATACTATCCAGACGCACCGAAAGAGCTCGTTTCGATTGCTGATTTGATCCAGCAACAGCAAGAGATCCTCGGACGGAATGGCGAAAATGCCCGCAAGCGTCAGAATCTAGCGAAGATCGAAAACGATTATCAAAATGCACTTGCTAACGTGCAACGCTTGGAAGTTATGCTAAAGGAAGCGCAAGAAAAGGAGCAAGCACTCGCGCAAGATTACGATATTGCTCGCAAAGATACGCAAGATCTGATCGACGAATCGACACAAGAGATCGAAGAAAGTATCGCGAACATTGAGCAGATCAATTTGAAAGTTCGGGCCAATCTTGATAAAGACAAGGCCGAAGAAGACGCGAAAGTTTATCGCGAACAATATCGCGAGTTGGATCTTGTGATCGAGGGTATTCGCAAGCAAAAAACGGACTTGCTCACAAATGCAGATTTACCATTACCGGGCTTATCCGTGGACGATGGCGAGCTCTTATATCTCGGTCAGCGTTGGGACAATATGAGCGGATCGCAACAATTACAAGTTGCAACGGCTATCGTTCGCAAGCTCAAGCCAGATTGTGGCTTCGTCTTAATTGACAAGCTCGAGCAGATGGACCAAGTGACACTAATGGAATTTGGAGCATGGCTAGAACAAGAGGGCTTACAAGCTATCGCAACGCGTGTATCGACAGGCGGAGAATGTTCCGTCATTATCGAAGACGGGTACAGTGTTAAACCCGAAACAATCGCACAGCCTAAAGGGTGGCAAGGTGGATTTTAAAAATTAAAAAAATAGAAAAGAAGGAAAAAATCATGAAAAAAACAGAAAAATTTATTGTCGTTCGTAGCACAGAATCAGGTCAATTCTTAGTAAAATATGAAAACAACCCCGGCGCGTTCACTTATAGCTCAACGTGGAGCGAAGACGTGCAAGACGCTGCAACAAACGCGATCGAATCATTAGAACGTAACAAAGACAAAACAGAAAAAGTGGCCGAAGCGCTCGGAGGCGAGATCCTTGTCGTAAGTGACAACGACGAGGAGGAGTAAAAAATGCAGATCACAAGAGGAAGAAAGGCACGGGCCCAGAAAGTCGTGATCTATGGCCCGGAAGGGATCGGAAAGTCTAGCTTTGCGAGTCAATTCCCGGATCCGGTATTCATCGATACGGAAGGATCAACCGATAATATGGACGTGGCCCGTATGGACAAGCCCACAAGCTGGGCAATGCTCAAGAATGAAATCGCGTTTATCAAGGCAAATCCAGACGCTTGCAAAACGCTAGTCATTGATACGATCGATTGGGCCGAACAACTCGCGGTCGATTATGTTTGCGCACAGCACCAGAAGAACGGGATCGAAGATTTCGGCTGGGGCAAGGGCTATACATACGTACAGGAAGAGATCGGGCGTCTATTGAATAGCTTATCTGAGCTAGTGGACAACGGGATCAACGTTATTTTGACAGCCCACGCACAAATTAAGAAATTTGAACAGCCCGACGAGATGGGATCTTATGACCGATACGAGTTAAAACTCGGGCAAAAGACCAGCTCAAAGACGGCCCCACTGGTCAAGGAATGGGCTGATATGGTGCTCTTTGCGAATTATAAGACAATCGTCATGACCACGGACACAGGCAAGAAAAAAGCCCAAGGGGGCGAACGTGTCATGTACACGAACCACCGGCCAGCGTGGGACGCAAAGAACCGTCACGGCTTGCCAGATCAATTGCCATTTACTTATGACAGTATCGCGCATATTTTCAACGCGCAACCGGAACCGCAACCGCAACCGGAACAACCAGCGCCAGAGCCTAAACCAGAGGCTCAACCAGCACCGACAAATGATATCAAGGATCAGTTAGTCGAGATCGGTCAAGAGGTAGCTCAAGAAATGGGACGCGCACCGCAACCGCAACCGGAACCACAAGCACAAACAAGTGAGCTATTACCACAAGCATTGATCGACTTAATGGCACCGAACAACGTGACAGAAAGCGAATTGCAAGACGTTGCTTATATCCGCGGACACTTTCCGATGGGAACACCGATCGAAAACTTTCCGAGCAATTATTGGGATATGATCGTGGCGAATTGGGACGCGACGCTGGACGTCATTCAAAACCAAGTACGGAAAGACCCTGAATTACCATTTAACACTAATAATTTATAAACCTAAAGGAGAAATTTCATCATGACACAACAACAATATAACAACTACGAGCGTGAGTTTGGCTGGGAAGATACAATCGAAAAGGATTCGGAATTCGTCTTACTACCAGATGGCCTATACTATTTCACAGTCGCAAGTTATGAACGCGGACGTCACACACCAAACCCACAAAATCCCGGCAAGTTGCCAGCTTGCCCTAAAGCTACGGTTCATTTAAAAATCGTGGCGAATGAAGGTGAAACAGAATTGCGTCACAATCTCTTCTTACACAGCTCGACCGAAGGTATGCTTTCCGCGTTCTTTGGTGCAATTGGACAAAAACGCAAAGGCGAACCGCTTCGTATGGATTGGAACGCGATTATCGGTAAAGTCGGAGTATGTAAAGTCGGAACTCGTGAGTACAACGGAAACAAGTACAACGAAGTAAAAGGCATGATTTACGCCGAAGACGTGGACTATACGAAAGTATTGAACGCGCAACCGGGACAATATCAACAGCAACCAGCCCCAGCATACCAACAACCAGCGCAAGGTCAAGGATATCAACAACAACCAACGCAAGGATATAATCCGGGTCAATTCTAGGAGGGCGTGAATGAAACTACGGCCTTATCAACAGGAGGCGCGTGAAGCCGTTCAGAGGGAATGGACAGAGGGGCGAAAACGTACTCTTCTAGTCCTCCCGACTGGGACGGGGAAAACGGTCGTATTCTCAAAGATCATCGAAGATCAAGTTAGAGAAGGAAAACGTGTCCTCGTACTTGCTCATCGCTCCGAATTACTAGACCAAGCAAGCGACAAGCTCAAGACCGCGACGGGCCTCGGTACAGCCTTAGAAAAGGCTGAAAGCACGTCAATCGGCTCTTGGTACCGTGTGGTAGTTGGATCCGTTCAGACCATGCAACGGGAGAAGCGTTTAAGTCAATTCCCGCCTGACTGGTTCGACGTGATCGTGGTTGATGAAGCGCACCACGCTATATCAGATGGTTATCAAAAAGTATTAGGCTATTTCAAAGAAGCGGAAGTGCTCGGAGTTACAGCTACGCCAGACCGTGGCGATATGAAAAATCTCGGTTCGTACTTTGATAGTTTGGCCTATGAATACTCACTCGTGCAAGCGATAAAAGAAGGCTATCTTTCCAAGATTAAGGCCTTAACAATTCCAATCGATCTTGATCTCTCAAGCGTCTCGATGTCCGCAGGAGATTTTAAGGCGAGCGATGTCGGAACGGCCCTCGATCCATATCTCGTACAGATTGCGGACGAAATGGCCAAGTATTGCAAGGACAGAAAAACAGTCGTCTTTCTTCCACTAGTGAAAACAAGCCAAAAATTCCGCGATATCTTAAACGAGCGAGGATTTAAGGCAGCCGAAGTGAACGGCGAATCAAAAGACCGGGCCGAAGTGCTCGAGGACTTTGAAAAGGGCCGTTACAACGTCTTGTGTAACTCGATGTTACTCACGGAGGGCTGGGATTGTCCCTCGGTCGATTGTGTGGTCGTGTTAAGGCCGACAAAAGTCCGGGCGCTCTATTCGCAGATGGTCGGGCGTGGAACGCGTCTCTTTCCTGGCAAAGACGAGCTTCTTTTGCTTGACTTCTTATGGCACACCGAACGGCATGAGCTTTGCCGGCCGGCTCACTTGATAAGTGAGAGCCCGGAAGTCACAAAGAAGATGGTCGAAAACATGGAAGAAGAGACGGGCGTCGTGATTGATCTTGAGGTCATGGAAGCCAAAAGCGCGGAAGATGTTGTCGCAGAACGTGAAGAAGCACTCGCGAAGCAACTCGCAGAAATGCGCAAACGTAAGAGAAAACTCGTCGATCCGCTTCAATTCGAAATGTCAATTCATGCGGAAGATCTTTCGAGCTATGTCCCTAAATTTGGCTGGGAAATGGCCCCGCCTTCAGACAAACAGCTCAAGGCCCTCGAGAAGTACGGTATCTTTACCGACGAAGTGGGCAACGCTGGGAAAGCAAATCTATTGCTTGACCGTTTGAACAAGCGCAGAAACGAAGGACTTTCGACACCGAAGCAGATCCGCTTCCTTGAGAGTCGAGGCTTCCGAAATGTCGGAATGTGGACTTTTGAGAGCGCAAGAAACATGATTGATCGTATCGCAGCTAACGGGTGGAGAATACCACACGGGATCAGAGCGAGCGAATACTTACCAAATTAAAAAAGGAGTAAAAGAAAATGAAAACGAACAAATTGACACTTTTAACAGTCGCGACTATTGCGACAGCTACAATCGGAATTAAGGGAGTAAATGCCGATGAATCTGATCGAGGAATCACGCCAGAGACAACAACAATTACAACAAACCAAGGCGGAGAAACAAGCGGAACTGAATCAACTGTTCCAGCAACGGAAGCAACTCAACCAAAAGATTCTAACAATGACGCGGGAACTGGAAGCGTTGAAGCTAAGAATAACGAACGAGAAGGACTTCCAACAACTTTTAAAAAGGACGGGGATCAAATTCGAGTAGAAAACCCCGAAGTCGTGGTCGATCAGTCAAACGGTACAGGGAAGTATCAACCCTTTAGCGTGGAATATAAGAACGTACACTTCCCAGACGATCTCGCGATTAACGAAGGGGACAAAGTAACGTTCACACTTCCAGAGGAAGTAGCTTTTCAAACTAGCTTCACGTTTGACGTGCACAATCCAGAAAATGCCGTCGTCGGTCAAGCCACAGCGGACAGCCAAGCCGGAACCGTAACAACTGTATTTAACGACTATTTCAAAAACCACCCGTTAAACAAACAAATGAGCCTTAAAATGGACGCGAAATGGACTGATAAAGTCCAAAGTGGAAAACCAGTAACCGCGAATTTTAACGGCACAGTCGTAACGGCTCAAATCGGCAAAGAACAAGAGATCGGAAGCGATGAACTCCTTTCCAAGTGGGGGAGTCAAGATGAAAATGACCCGACGGTTATCAACTGGACTGTACGCGTCAATTATGCACGCAAAGTCCTAAACTATGTGAAAATCATTGATGAAATGTCAGAAAATCAAAAGCTAGTCGATGATTATTTTGAAATCAAGAATATTGAGAGCGTGGATCCGTGGATCGACAAGGGGTCCGCAATGGATCTTGTTAAGTCAATTAGTAAGTCAGATCACGGCTTCGAGATCAAGATGGATCGTCTTGATCGTATGATCTATTTAAACTATAAGACTAAACTAACAAGCGCGGTTAAAGATAGCGTAAACCCAACAAATAAAGTTGAACTTAAAGCCGAAGATTCGGGCGCCGTTTCTTATAGCTACGTTCAACTTGTGGGTGGCCGTGGGGATGCGTCCGGAGAAAATAAACCAGTCTGGAAAATTCCAAATGACGCGCCAAAATATGAAAAACCATCAATCGATTTAAACGATATCCCGCTTATGCCTCCGGCTCCGGTTTTAGATAAGCCAGAATGGACAGGCGGAACAACACCGTTTGACGCGCCACAACTTGATAAGCCCGAGTGGCAAGGCGGAGTGGTACCGTTCGACGCTCCGGTATTGGATAAACCAGATATCAATATTGAAGATATTCCGCTACTTCCACCAGCTCCCGTCTTGGATAAGCCGGAACTAGTGATCGATATTCCAGAGCCAAAACAAGACAAGCCAAATACACCAGCGCCAAAAACAAACGAAGTTCCGAAAGTCGAAGAAGTGAAGATCGTAAAATCGCGTGAAAAATCAAGCGAAAACCACGCGAAAAACGAATCTGAAGAAACAGTCGAAGCGTACAGCGCACCAGCTACACTCCCTAATACGGGATCAGAATTCGGAATCGCGATCAGCCTCCTCGGACTATTGGGATTGAGCCTCGGAATGGCTGGAATCGCTAAAAAGGAGAACTGATTGAAAAAAATGATTGTCTGGGCTCTCTTTGATAGCGGTAACGGAAGTTATACAAAAGGCGTCAAAGATCTAAACAATAAGGGCTTGTGTGATGTTGAAATATATCCTATAGGAATCGATATCGAACGCAAGAATAATCATTTCATAAATTTAAATCTTGCCGATTATAGTAGATTGTTTGGTGATAACACCTTATTCGATACACTTGATAAGCTACCTAAACCCGATTTAATTATTGCGAGCCCACCTTGTGAGAGCTGGAGCAACGCAAGCGCGATTCCAAACGGTAACGCTTGCTGGAAGAAAGAGGACCTATCAGACAGTCTTTTCAAGCCGCAAAGGGAGCCGAGCCCGTTCACGATCCGAAACAGTCGAGACTATGAACAAGCGTATAACAATTACAAGTACGATCGACAATTTATGAAACGTGTGAACGGTGAATTATGTGTATTTAATACGATCGAGATTATTAAACGATACGAGCCAAAATTCTTCATCATCGAAAACCCAGCTAGTGGGAGAATTTGGAAATACATTGAAGAAGTCATAGGCTTTGAATTGCCGTTTAAAAATCCTACTCGATATAACAATTACGGCTACCCTATTCAAAAACCGACGAAATTTGCCAGTAACCTTGACTTGCAACTTAACAACGAAGCGAATAAGCCAGAGGTTACTTGGCAAGATTTCTCGACGTCTTACAATGAACGCTCGAACATACCACAAGAACTCGTAAAAGAAATTTTTACAAAAGTGTATAAGAGATGGAAAGGAGGGAATTAATGGAACGAGAATTTGACTTATTGCCACTATTGGACGCGATCGATCCTTCAATTCTTGGATATCAAGAATGGATAAACGTCGGAATGGCCTTAAAGCACGAAGGGTACACAGCGTCCGACTGGGATAACTGGTCCTTACGAGATCCGGCCCGGTACCGTAAATTTGAGTGTTTCAAGAAGTGGGACACCTTCAACGAAGAAGCGGGCTCGATTGTGACGGGTGGGACGATTGTCCAGCTCGCAAAAGATCACGGCTGGGTCAATCCGTACTCTAGCGATAGCGAGGGAGCGCACGAGCTGGATTGGAACGATACGATCGACAGAGATTATCGTATCATCGACAAGAGTTGGATCGAGGGGAAAGAGATTCACGAGCCTACAGTTTGGAACCCGGTACAAGAGATTATTAAATACCTCGAGGCCTTGTTTGAATCGTCCGAAAATGTCGGATATGTTACGGAGTCATATCCAAAAGTAAACGACGAAACGGGCGAAATAGAGAAATGGCTTCCAACAAAGGGAGCCTATGACCGGACGGCCGGGCAACTGATTGAGCAGCTATCCAAGTGTAACGGCGATATCGGAGCGGTCCTCGGGGACTATCACAAGGAAGCGGGTGCGTGGATTCGATTCAACCCGTTAGACGGTAAGGGCGCCAAAAACGAGAACGTAACAGATTATCGGTACGCACTTGTCGAATCGGACAGTATGAGCGTTGAGAAACAAAATGCGATTTATAAGGAATTGGAACTCCCGATCGTTGCCCTTGTTTATAGTGGAAACAAGTCCTTACACGCTATCGTTAAGGTGGACGCTGGCAATTACGACGAGTACAGAAAGCGCGTTGACTATTTATATAAGATATGCCAGAAGAACGGGATCTCGGTCGATACACAAAACCGCAACCCGTCGCGCTTGTCCCGTATGCCGGGGTTTGAAAGAAACGGACAAAAGCAATTTCTTGTCGATACCAATATCGGAAAAAGCAATTGGGAGGAATGGTACCAGTATATCGAGGACTTAAACGACGATCTTCCAGATCCGGAAGGGCTGGGGGATAGTTGGGACAACTTGCCAGAGCTAGCGCCCGAGCTGATTGAAGGGGTCCTTCGCCAAGGGCATAAAATGCTAATCGCTGGACCGTCAAAAGCCGGTAAGTCGTTTAGTTTGATTGAAATGTCAATCGCTATCGCAGAGGGTAAGAAATGGCTCAAATGGAACTGTACACAAGGAAAGGTCCTATATGTCAATCTTGAATTGGATCGTGCGTCATGTCTTCATCGGTTCCGCGATGTTTACGAGGCAATGGGGCTTCAACCGAACAATCTCCAAAATATTGATATCTGGAACTTGCGCGGAAAAACAGTCCCTATGGACAAACTAGCTCCGAAATTGATCCGCCGGTCGCTCAAAAAGAACTATATAGCGGTGATTATTGACCCGATCTATAAAGTCCTTACGGGTGACGAAAACAGCGCGGACCAGATGGCACACTTTACGAATCAGTTTGACAAGGTAGCGACAGAGCTGGGCTGTTCCGTTATTTATTGCCATCACCACTCAAAAGGTGCTCAAGGGGGCAAAAAATCAATGGATCGGGCTAGTGGATCGGGAGTATTCGCTCGAGATCCGGACGCGTTGATCGACTTGGTAGAATTGGACGTCACGGAAGAATTACTCGTACAGCGTATCAACCATACAGCGTGTCGAATTTACAAGGAAGCTATTCGAGCTTGTAACCTTGGATATTATCAAGAAGAAGTTACACTTGACGATCTCCAAAGTGCGAGCATTATGCGAACACACTTCGAAAAAGCAGTTCCGAATATACTCGATCGGAAGCCGTGGACTGAGAAGATCGAGGAAGCCCGTCGAGCGATAGAAATATCGACAGCGTGGCGCGTGGAAGGTACGCTTCGGGAGTTCGCCAAGTTCAAACCGATCAATATGTGGTTTTCTTATCCAGTGCATTTTCTGGACGATTCGGGCGTACTTGCTGATATCCAGCTCGAGGACAGTAAACCTATGTGGCAAAAAGGACAAGAGGGCAGAAAGTCAAAAGAGCAGAATCAGAAAGAACGAAACGAGAAACTTGAGACAGCCTATTACGCACTTTTTGATGGTTCGCCAGTAACCGTGAATGAATTAAAAGAATATCTCGGACTGAAATCTAACAAGTCGATCGAGAATTATATTCGCGAACATGAAGGTTTTGATATTAAAAAAGGTATTGTTTTTCCTATAAAAGAAAAGGAAAAAGTCTAGTATTTTTCTATTTTTCTAAAAATTTCTAAAAAATGGAAAAGGAAAAAGTCTAGTATTTTTCCGGAAAAAGTCTAGTATTTTTCTTTTCTAAAAAAGTTAAAAAATAGGAAAAATAGGAAAAAGTCTAGAAGAATTCTTTGGAAAAATACAGTATTTTTCTTTTCCAGTTTTGGAAAAAGTCTAGTATTTTTCTTTTCCTACCAAAAATGGAAAAATAGGAAAAAGTCTAGTATTTTTCCGGAAAAATACAGCCTATACCCTTTTCAAGGGTATTAAAAGGACTTTTCCTTCGTAAAGTCAAAGAGAAAAGGAAAAGGGGCTCAAGCTCCGCCCCTTTATCCTTTATCTCATCTTTGACAAAGGCGCGAATGGAAAAGCTAAAATAAAAACTTAAATAAAAAAGTATAAAAAAAGAGGTGGCGAAAAATGATTGAGTTTTTTTTACCGATGGAAAAAATCCCGACTACGACACACCAGCAGAAAAAAGTAAACGTGAGAAATGGTAAGCCGATTTTCTACGAGCCGGAGAAATTAAAAAACGCTCGAGCGAAATTTGAAAGTCTCTTATCACGTCATGTTCCGCCTGACAAATTAAAAGGACCGATTCGGCTTACTACGAAATGGTGCTTTCCTATGATTAGAGGGGTACAGAATGGACAGTATAAGACAACCAAGCCGGACACGGACAACCTCCCGAAATTATTTAAAGATTGTATGACGGATCTTGGATATTGGAAAGACGACGCACAGGTCGCAAGCGAGATCATCGAAAAGTTTTGGTCCGAGGTCGTTGGGATCTATGTAAAAATTGAGGAATGGGACGATGAATTATATACATTTCTATAGCGTGGAGATCCCGGAGTTCATGGCTCAAAGTAACCAGATGGCGCAGATGGCCGGATTCGGTTCGGAGCGTTATTGGTTCTGGGTCGTGGGGGCAATTTCTAGGATCTGTAAAAAATATAACGATAATGAATTGGTCGTCAGACAGTTCGGGCTATTGTTTGAATGGCTCGAGGAACAAGCGGAAAGGGTGAAAACATGAAGGAAAAAACGTACTACGAAGTCTTAGAAGAGATGGAGCGGAAGAACAACTCGCAATATGAAACATTGTTAGAGTTGGGTGAGATTTGTTTCCTTTTGATCGAACGATTGAACCGAAAACAAGCGCGAATGGTCCGAGAAACAGATATCACGCTTAACGGGAAAAATTACCAGATCACGATTGAGGAAACGAAATATGGAATTGATAAATTATGATAACGATCAACGTCGACGATTCCCTGAAAATTTAAGGCGCTTTCGGACAAAAAAAGGCTTATCGATGAATAAGCTCGCCCAACAGTTGGGGTGGGCACACAATACAATCGCGAGTTGGGAATTGGGTGAACGTATGCCTAGTCAATATGCGGTTGAAGATTTATGTGCGTTTTTCGGGGTAACTGAAACGGATCTTTTCGGCTCGCCAGTCAAGCTCCGAACGTTTGCGTATTACCGCCGGGGAAAATTTGTTGCCTCGGGGACGTTACAAGAGATCGCAGATCAAACGAAATTGAAAGTCGAGAGCTTGCGTAGCTTGCTTTCAAGGCAAGAAAATTTCTATCCAAAACGACCGACTTTCCTTTTGGAGATCGAGGGTGATGAAACGCGATATACCGTCGAGTTTACACAAATGTTCACACTCGAAGAGTTGGATCATTACGGGCTCGGGTGGCTTCGAAGTAGCCCGATCGCAGAATTGAAAGCAGAATTAAAAGAGGTGACAGAATGAACGAAATCGGAGAAAAATTTTTATTGCACGGCTTTTTAGATGGCTATTCTTATAAGACTGACGGAACGAATAATGCGATTTTAGCATTAGAGACCGGCGAAAGAATTGAGGTCCCGATCGGTTGTCTTTTGAAAGTGGACGAATTGAATCGGCTCGTTAGACAAAATGAAATAAAACTGGCGAAGAAAGTTGCACTTCCTGAATTCGTTAATAAATGGCTCGAGTATTGCAAAAATACCGGCGTTACTTTAACTAGAGCGTTGCTCGTCGACGACGTAGACTTTTACAATTACGCGAATCAAAAAGATTTTACTAGATTGAAAGATTTTCTAATCGTAGAAAAAAATCAAGAGCTATTTTCTCTAGCTTGGATTTTCGGTTGTACAGTCAAAGAAAAGCGGTACCTTGTAAAAGTTCGTGGAATCTCAAAATATAGCGCTTATCTTAATCGTGATGTTGCTACGAACAAATGGTTTATGTCTAGCGAAAACAATTATCCGGATAAAACGAGAACACATCATACTCGACCAGAATTGGAAAAAGCCGGCTTAGGGAACGTATTTGATAACCCGTCATTTGAAGTGAAGGAAGTAGAAGAATGAATAAACAAGAATTGATAGATTATTGTAATGCTATAAAAGAAAATAAAAGTCAAATTATAAATTGTATTGATGTAAACGAAATTATCAAAAAAATCGAACAACTAGACGAACCGCAGAAAATAACAATCCCGCAAGTGGTCGCCGATTGGATCGAATGGACAAAAAAAGACGGCCTAGATTTACAAGACGCAATGAAATTGATAGCTGGTGAACAAAACGAAAAACTTTTGAGATGGTTCTATCACGAAAGCAACCAAGAGACTTTCGCCCGTGCATGGCTTGACGGCTACACAGTCGAGAAAGAACCAAAGTACACAGTTAAGATAAAAGGAAAAATTGAAGAAAATCTTTTAGTTTACGGTTGGGGCATAAAAAGATATTTTTTTGCGAGAACTTGCAACGATAGCTCAAAACGAGGGGAACACACCCGAAAAGAGCTGGAAGAAGATGGTTTTGGCTGGGTATTCGATTGTCCGGGGATTGAGATTGAGGAGGTGGAGTGATGAATATTAAAAATTATAAATACGATAATTCGAAAGATGGTATTCATTATACAGTTGACGTGGACGGTTACGAATTTGAAGTAAATCACACAAAAACAGATTACGGAAGTGTGCAACATGAAGATATAGATTGTTATTTGGACGAGATCGGAGAATATGACGTTCAAGAAGCTGAGTTGATTGAAGACTTTGTAAGACTTCAAAGTTACTTGTTGATGTATGGAGTTGGATTTACTTTTAAAAATGAGGTGCAAGATGATTCCAAAGTTTAGAGCGTGGTCTACGGATAAAAAGATTATGGCAGAAGTCAGAACACTACGATTTACCGATGAATTAGTAGAGACAGACAAGTTTGTTGAGCGAAGCATCGAGGGAGTCAAACTCATGCAATCCACAGGCCTCAAAGATAAGAACGGTAAAGAAATCTTTGAGGGGGATATACTAAAATTCAACGATGAATGGGCTGAATATGATTACTGTGGTTATGTAGACGGCGTGACCGAAGGGATCAATCGTGTCGAAGTAGTAAGAGGTGAGGCGTGTTTTGAATTTGGAAAAACCAAATTACCTGAGTCAGCTTTGTTTGCTATTGAAGATGAACATTTTAAATTCAAGGATTTTATCAAGGATGAAGGTCGTGAATTTGAAATCATTGGGAATGTTTGGGAGAACCGCGACTTATTGGGGGTTGAATGATGGACCTACAAAACTTTATCTATTTATTATTTGCAGCAGTCTGGATCGCTGGTATGATATGGGCTGGCGTGATTGCGTTTAAAAGCAGAAAGGTGAAACATGACTAAACTATTTTATATGATCCTCGGCTCAATATCGCTGGTATTTATGATCGTGTGTATCAACTTGAACTCACGGATCAATGAGTTAAATAATAAAGTCAGTGATCTGGAATGGACGGTGCAGGAGCATGAACTGTCCATCCAGCGGTTGGCAGAACAAAATAATGCGCAGGATGTTATTTTAAACAAGTTAAACAGCGAGTACCAGATGCGGGAACGGCAACGTGCGGAGGAATTGAAAGAGGTAGCAGAGAGAAACGGAGTGGGTGGATGAACATTAAAACACGCTTGAACAATCTTAAATATTTTGATACAAAACTAAACTCACTGCGACAAGAACGAATTGCTTTGCGTGCTACGGTTCAGAAAGCGCAGATCTATTCGGATGAGCCGAAAGGCAGCAAACAAGGCAACAAAACGGAAGATTTAAACGTTCGCATTATCTCGAAGTCTGAACAAATCGACAAAGAAATGGAAAGGCTTTGGGACGAACGCAATGAAACCGCACAAGCAATTGAATCCCTGGAAGATCCGCTTGAGAATGTCATCATGCGCTGGTATTATATCAACGGTTGCAGTCGTTTTGAAGTGATGCGAAAGGTCAACTGTTCAAGGACTACATTCCATCGCGTGAAAAAGTCTGCGATCGAACACCTTGAAGCTAAATTATGAGACCTTTAAAACTTTTTGGGACTTTTAAAGTGGTATTATGTTATTGAGGTTAAAAACCATTAACGGTTAGTTAAAATCATTGTAAAATCTCCTTATGTTTTAATCTCGAAAGAGTCGGCATCAGTCGGCTTTTTTATTTTTGTTTTAGAAAGGGGTGAGGTAGATTTCTAGGTTGACACACAAGCAAAGACGATTTATTGATGAATATCTAATCAGTCGAAATGGCACGGAAGCGGCAATCAAGGCTGGATATTCTGAGAAAATTGCTGCAAAGAGTTCGTCGGAAAACTTAAATAAACCGAAGATACAAGAAGCAATTGCAGCAAGATTAAAAGAACTTGAGAAACCTACCATCGCCACAATAGACGAAGTTTTGGAGAAACTAACCGCTATCTTACGACAAGAAGCGACTGAGGAAGTTGTAGCAGTCGATCCTATTGGTGGTGGCTTTATCAAAACAGAGAAGAAAGCCTCACTTGCGGACGCTACCAAGGCTGCAAAAGAACTTCTCGGTAGATACCTTTCGACAAAACAAGCCAAGAAATTGGAGCTTGAAATCGAACGATTGCAGAAAGAGCTGGATAGTGGACATACAAGTGAACGTTTAATCATCGTTGATAGTTTCTCGGAAGAGATGAAAGGCTTGATAGATGACTTATGATGTTGTTTCTGACACGGCTGATCTTCTCAGAAAAAACGTAAACGAGAACTTTCTTCCAATTCTTTTGTCTGATAGACCTTACAATGTTTTGAAAGGTGGTCGGAACTCCTTTAAATCATCTGTTATCGCAATCAAACTAGCTTATATGTTATTGAGATATCTAAAAGCTGGCGAAAAAGCAAACGTGGTCGTCATTCGTAAAGTAGCGAATACCATTCGTGATAGCGTATTTCTAAAAATGCAGTGGGCACTTGGTTTGTTTGGTTTATCTGATCGCTTCAAAGCTACTGTATCGCCGTTTAAAATACAAGACAACGCTACTGGCTCGTGTATATATTTCTACGGCCAAGATGACTTTCAGAAGTTGAAGTCAAATGATATTGGGAACATCATCGCGGTCTGGTATGAGGAAGCTGCGGAGTTTAGTAGCAAGGAAGATTTCGACCAGTCAAATGTTACTTTTATGCGACAGAAGCATGATCGTGCTAAGTTCGTGCAATTCTTTTGGAGTTACAACCCGCCACGAAATCCATATAGTTGGATCAATGAGTGGGCAGAGGAGCTAAAGAATAACGAGAATTACCTAGTACATTCATCGTCTTATTTAGACGATAAGTTAGGCTTTGTTACAGAACAAATGCTGGAAGATATTGAACGTATTAAAGAGAACGACTACGACTACTACCGGTACATTTACCTGGGTGAACCAGTTGGCCTTGGTACAAATGTCTACAACATGGAATTGTTCAAAGAAATTGATAAAATACCAGAGAATGAACGTGTAATCGGACAATTCTTCGCAGTTGATAGCGGGCACCAACAGTCTGCTACAACTTGCTTGCATTTAGTTATGACGAGTGCTGACAGAGTTTATCTAATTGATAACTACTACTACAGTCCAGCGGGTAAGACGTACAAGAAAGCACCCAGCATCTTGTCTAAGGAGTTGCATGACTACTTGGAGGAGAAAGCGAAACGTTTTCCTAATGCGCCTATTTTGAATATGACAATAGATAGTGCGGAGGGAGCATTGAGAAACCAATACTATGAAGACTATGGCGTGCGCTGGCATCCAGTAGCTAAGAAAAAGAAAATCGTCATGACTGAGTTCGTCCAGTCGCTTCTAGCAGAAGGACGCTTTTTTTATTTGCCTACAGAAAACAACTTGAAATACTTTGTGGAAGAGCACAAGAAGTATCAATGGGATGAAAGAAGCATTATGAACGACGATCCGAAAGTTATCAAGGAAGACGACCATACGTGTGATGCTCTGCAATATTTTGTAATTGATAACGCACGATATCTTAATTTAAAGGTTTAATTTAAATGGGAATTATACAACGAATAGTAAATATATTTAAGAGAGGACAGTATGCGATGCAACAACAATCGCTAGGCAATATCACGGAACACCCACGAATTGCAGTAAGCCAGGAAGAATACAAACGCATTATGCGCAATCTACGATATTATCAGTCCAAGTGGGATGATGTGGAGTTCATGAATACAAATGGCGACATGGTTAAACGACCATTCAATCACTTACCAATCGGACGGACTGCAGCAAAGAAGATTGCAAGCCTTGTATATAATGAACAGGCTACAATCACAGTAGATGAAACTGTAAGTGATGCTAACGAGTACGTGCAAAGCGTGTTGCTGAACGACCGCTTTAATAAGAACTTCGAGCGTTATTTTGAGAGCTGTCTTGCCCTGGGTGGACTTGCCATGCGGCCTTATGTTGATGGTGATAAAATCAAAATTGCATTCGTACAAGCTCCTGTATTCTTGCCTATGCGATCTAATACGCAAGATGTATCGAGTGCTGCTATTGTTACCAAAACAATCAAGTCAGAGGGACAAAAGAATGTATATTATACTTTGATTGAATTCCATGAGTGGAAGAATGAAGAGGAATATACAATCACTAATGAACTCTACAGATCAGAGGTTAAGGATCGAGTGGGTGATCGTGTGCCATTGTCTGAACTCTACGAGGAGTTAGATGAAACAACGACAATTAAAGGGTTGAGTCGTCCGCTATTCACTTACTTAAAGACTGCTGGCATGAATAACAAAGACATTAACAGTCCTTTAGGCCTGTCTATCTTTGATAATGCTAAGAGTACAATCGACTTTATCAACACCACTTATGACGAATTCAAGTGGGAGGTCAAGATGGGACAGCGTAGGGTAGCAGTTCCAGAACAGACAGTACGTACAGAGTTTAACTCACGCAATGAGAAAGTCACAGTCACACGCAAGTTTGATCCTAATCAAAATGTATACGATAAGTTTGATACAGGGAGCCTTGACGGATCTATTAACATCACAGACCTAACGACTCCTATTCGATCAGAAGACTATATCAAAGCTATCAACGAGGGATTATCACTCTTTGAAATGCAAATCGGTGTATCTGCTGGTATGTTTAGCTTTGACGGCAAGAGTATGAAGACTGCGACAGAGATTGTAAGCGAGAACTCGGACACTTACCAAATGCGAAACAGCCTTGTGTCTTTGGTTGAACAATCACTAAAAGAACTGGTTATTTCGATTTGTGAACTCGGATCACTCTACGATTTTTACAACGGTCCTATTCCAGAGATGGAGCAGATCAGTGTTAATCTGGACGATGGTGTCTTTACCGACCGCAACAATGAGTTGGAATACTGGACGAAAGCTCTTGCGAGTGGTCTGGTTGATCGTAAGACAGCAATTCAACGCGCTTTGAAGTTGACAGAGGAAGAAGCTGGACAAATGGTACAACGTATCAACAACGAAACGATGGCTACTGCCAATTCTGAGCGTGATACAACAGACATTGAAATTTACGGAGAATGATAAGGAATGAGCAAGAGGCTGCCGATACAATTTAATGACGAACAGTTAGAACTTGGATCGAGTCGTCTTGCTGATCTCTATCATAAGTTAACTGTCGAACTCTTTGAGCAGATGGTGGATAGGCTTCTGGAACGTGGTACAACATCCCTCACAGACAATCCCTACATCTGGCAACTGGAAAAACTCAATCAGATGCACGCGCTCAACGAACACAATCTTAAAGTAATATCTAAGTATACGGATATCACGGAAGAGCAACTAAGAAATGTAATTGAGGGTGAAGGCCTAAAGATATACACGGACACCAAGAGCCAACTATTGGAGGATCTGAATAAAGACCCTCATTTTGATACAAGCCATGTACAGAAACAACTAGAAGCCTATTTAGAGCAAGCAAGTGGTGATATTGATAATCTAATCAATACAACGCTGCCAAATGTCGTTAATGAGGTTTATCGTAATATCGCTAAGGAGACGGTCGCTAAAGTTGCAACTGGTGTTGCTACACCGGATAAAGCAATTGCTGAAACTGTCATGAAATGGCAGGAAGTTGGCTTTCGAGGCTTTAAGGATCGAGGCGGTAAGAATTGGCGCATTGATAACTACGCACGTACAGTCGTTAAGACTACGACACGTAGGGTATATCGTCAAATGCGCACGCAACCAGCAGACGAGCTGGGTATTGATACCTTTTACTACTCAAAGAAAGCAACTGCGAGAGAGGCTTGCGCTCCTCTGCAACATCACATTGTAACGTATGGTGAAGCAAGAGAAGAGGGTGGCTACAGCGTCCTATCACTGGCAGATCATGGCTACGGTACACCAGCAGGCTGTCTTGGTATCAACTGCGGACACTATCTGACACCTTTTGTAATCGGCATCAATGACATGCCAGATTTGGGCGATGATGTTAAAAACATTACACCAGAAGATGCAATTAGAAATGCTAATGTACAGGCTAAACAAAGGGCATTAGAACGGTCTATAAGAGACAGTAAAGAAAAATTAGATATTGCCAATAAGTTAGGTGATAAGGATCTTATAGATAAGTACAAGAGTAAGATACGCACTCAGCAAGGTGCTATGCGTGATTTTCTTAAAGATAAGCCGTTTCTTCATCGTGATTATGCGAGAGAAAAATACTACAAAGGTCCATATACAGATGCTAAGAAAACCGCTCAACTTAGAAAGAAGCTGGCAGAACATCATTACATCAAAGAAGGCGAGATTCCAGCTTTCAAAAAGGTTGGAGGAAAAATCACTAAAGCAGAGCGTAAGGTTATTTATGCAGATGAGAATCCTCAAGGTTTGGGATATATTGGTACACCTCATAGTTTTGCTATCAATAAATACTTGAGAGATAAAAATGTAATGCCGTCTGAGTATCAGAATATAGTCAATACATTGGATGGGGTTATCAAGAGAAATAGAGTTCTAAAAAATATCAAAGTCAATAGATTTGACGATGAGGGGTATTTTAATTCTATCCTTAGAAAGAACGCTAGTCTTTTGAAAAAGCATGATAGCATTGAGTCTGCTCTTAATTCTAGACAAGCTACTTTCGACAATGATGGCTATACATCTACTAGTTATATTCCTAAATACAATTTCTTTAAGGATAGACCTATTAAAACCATTATCAACATTCCTAAAAATGCTGAAATTTATTTCACCGATAACGATAGAGAGAGCGAGATTATCCTTCCAAAAGGTTCGAAATATGATATAATTAACATGAAACGAAAAGGGGATAATATTACCATTGAAATGAATCTAAGAAAGGAGTAAAGCCTATGATTTTGGAAGAAGCATTAAAAGAAGTAAGTAGCTGGAATCTCAAAAAGCCTGCTCCCTTAACCCCTTCTGAAATGACTGATGAAGAACTCGCTCGTTTGCGTTTCACATGGGTTTCTCCAGAAGATGAAGTTCTTGTCATGGATGAACTGAAAAAACGCGGTCTAGCTTTGTAAATAATTAGCGCTTAGAATGATCTAGGCGCTTTTATTATGCTTTAAAATAGGAGGTGATCCAGCATCTTGACTAGCAGGAATAGACTGCTACTTAATTGTTATAAGGAACCGTATGAGAATTCATGCGGTTTTTATTTTGCGCTCATTTTTGGATAAGAGGTTGTTTCCTCCTTATTTCTTACCTCTTGCGGGATCGTTACCCGCTGGGCGCTTACGACTTTATCCACAGTCGCTAAAGAATGGAAGATCACAATTTAGGAGGGGCAAGTAATGTCCGAAGAAATCCAAACAACAGACCAGCCTGTTAATGCTGGAGAGGTGGCAACTGCCGAAGTTGCAAAAGAGGAAACTAAGACATTTACACAAGAGGAAGTAAATGGATTGGTAGCCAAAGAAGCCAAAAAGGCACAGGAAAAGATCTTTAAAAGCCTGGGATTTGAAGATGTCAAGAGTGCTAAAGAAGGCTTCGAACAGTTGAGAGAGTGGAAAGACTCACAGAAGACAGAAGCGGAGAAACAATCTGAGGCGATCGCTGACAAGGAGAAGCAACTTGAAGCAATGCGCTTGGAAAACCAACAACTGACTGCAAAATATGCAGCTCTTACGTTGGGTGTACGTTCTGATGCTGTCGACGATGTCATTGCACTGGCTCAAAGCAAAGTGACTGATGATGTGACAATCAATGATGCGATCGCAGAAGTCCTTGCAAAATACCCACAATTCGGGAATGTACCCGAAGAACCCAAGGAAGAACCGAAACCCAGCTTCTCAGTCGGTGGCACACCATCGGTTAAAGAAGAGGGCAAGGTTGATCCTTTTGAGGCTATTATCGCCTCGTATGGCAAGAAAAAATAAGAAAGGAACATAATCTATGCCAAATAACAACCTAGCTGCTGCTCGCTACGAGAAACAATATCGTGATATGCTCGCTACTGTATTCGGAGTGAATGCAGCATTTATCAACGCTTTGTCTCCTATCCAAATTTTGGACGGTGTACAAGAAAACACTACTGCATTTTCAGTTAAAACCAATGGAACTCCTGTCGTAATGGGTGAATACTCAACCGATGCTAACGACGGTGGTTTTGGAACTGGTGCTGGTAAATCTCGTTTTGGTGAATTGAAAGAAATCAAGTATACCAACACAGATGTACCTTACGACTACACACTTGCAATCCACGAAGGTATCGACCGCTACACAGTCAACAACAACATTGAGGCTGCAATCGCTGATCGTTTGAAACTCAACGCAGAAGCTCAAACCCGTGGAATGAGCAAACGTATCGGTAAATTCTTGTCAACTGCTGCAGGTAAAACAGAAGCCCTCACAGATATGCAAGAAGCTACTGTACGTACTTTGGTTAACAAGATCAAAGCATACTACAGCAACAACGAAGTGATCGCTCCTGTTACATTGTATCTACGCACTGAATTGTTCAACGCAATCGTAGATATGACTGCAAATACTTCTGCTAAAGGATCAAGCGTATCTATTGACGAGAATGGCCTTGCTAAATACAAAGGCTTTGCCCTTGTAGAAACACCAGAACAATACTTTGAATCTGGCGATGTCGCTTACTTCGTACCAGATGGAATTATCATTCCATTCGTAGGTATCTCTACTGCTCGTACAGTAGAGGCAGAAGACTTCGACGGTGTTAAATTGCAAGCTGCTGCTAAAGGTGGTACGTATGCACTCGAAGATAACAAGAAAGCGATTGTTAAGGTAACTGGTACAGTCGTTTAAAAGGGGGTAGCTATTGGCACTTTTTAAAACAACTAAAAATGTTTTCTTCCAAGATCTTGATATCACAGTGTTAGAAAGTGATGTCGTGGAACTTGATGACGCGACAGCTAAAGAATTAATCGAAAAGTTGGCAGATGTATTCCCTGGCGAAACTGTACTGATCGAAGTTACAGAAGCTGGGGAACAGAAACCGAAACGCAGTCGCAAGAAGAAAGCAGACACAGAAACTACAGAAACGGAAGAGGTTGAGGCATAATCCAACCTCTTTTATTTATAGAAGAGGTGAGAACATGGATTACTTAACCTATCCAGAATATCTTAAATTAGGCTTTGACGAAACAGACAAATACGATGAATTGTACAAACGGGCAGAAATGACTGTAAACCTGTACATTCACAATTTTTATGCTTACAAAGACTTCGAAAGTGATTTTAAACTACGCAAAGAAGCAGTAAAGAACGCTGTCGCTTATCAGATTTACTACTTAGATCGCTCTGGAATTGCTACAGCAGAAGAGAAACAATCTCTATCTAGCGTGACTGTTGGACGAACCACAGTAAGCTATCAAAGTGGCTCTCAGAGTATTTCAAAAGGTTCGCAGTATAATCTCTCTCTTGATGCTGAAAACTGGCTCAAAGTGGCTGGTTTTGGCTATAGTGGGGTGTCTTATGATAGATAAGCGAATGTTAGTTGATACAGCAATCATTAAAAAGCGTGTTGGTATTGATGAGTGGGGGAAAGAAACATTCGGCGGCGATCTATATATCGATCCTTGCCGTTTTGATGAGAGTACCTCACACGTCCAATCACAGAAGTCTGGAAAAAGTAAGAACCGCACGGACCAATTTGCTGGAGTGCTGTATATCGATACAGATTATTGCAACTTTGAAATCGATCGCTCTTACATCGACGGAAAATTGATTGTAGATGGTCAAGAGTACATCATCGTTAAGATCATTCCAAACAGACACCCGATTAGTAAGCGAATACTTACTTATGAAATCGAGGTGATCTAATGGGAATTAGTATCACAGTTGATCTAGGACGGATTAATAAGAAGTTCGGTCCGAATGCAAAGAAAGTTGCTGAGTATGCTATCGCTAACCAAGCGATGTTGGACATGGAAAGGTTCGTGCCTCTCCGTGACGGTGATCTTCGAGGTTCTGGCCATGTTTCTGGCAATCAGATTGTATATAACACAGTCTATGCCAGGGCGCAGTTTTACGGATCATCCTACAACAAGCATCGTAGTTTTAAGTTTAGCAAGTATACTACTCCTGGCACAGGCCCACGGTGGGACTTGAAAGCTAAAGGAATGTATGGAGACAAATGGGCAGATAAGGGAAGGGAGGTATTAGGACTATGATCGCTAAAAATGATTTTTTAGAAAGACTTAATGCTTTTATCAATTCGCTTGATCTCCCTATTACATCCCGTATGGATTATTTAGACGAGGACGAGAGCCTTGTGGTTTATCCACTAGCTGGTGGAAAGATCAATAAGATCTATATGGACGAAGCCAGAGATGTATCTCTACCGTTTGAAATTGCAGTTAAAACGAAAGATCATGAAAAGGCTAATACCTGTCTATGGGCAGTTAACGAGGCCTTATCGGATTTATTCGTAGACATTCCAAGCGCTAACGGATCGTATGCGTTCGAAAATTTAGAAGTGGCAATGCCGTTTTTGAATGAAAGAGACGAGCAAGGCTACTACATCTATTTACAAGATATTCAAGCAAACATTACGGTTTTCCAACCGAAAAAAGAAAGGAATTAATTAATATATGGCACGTTATAAAAACGCCCTACGTGGGCATTTCATCGCTCCTGTAACTGATCCAAAAGTAGAACCAGAAAAATCTACTTATTTGGAACTTGCGAAATGGATCGAAGACATCGCAGACGATACAGACGAGGCTACAACTTCTGTAGCTTACTACGACGGAGACGGTACAGAAGAGACTACTGTTACATCTGTTAAAGGCTCTTACACATTCAAAGGCACATACGACAAGGAAGACCCAGCCATGAAGCACATCGCTGGTCTTAAATACAAACTCGGTAATGAACGACTTGTATGGCATAAGATCGTAGATGCTGACGGTAAGAACCAAGCAGTCGGAATCGCTACCGTATCTGATATCAAAGCTGGTTCGGGCGCTGCTGCAGAATACGAAGAATTTTCTTGCAAAATCTCGTATAATTCACTTCCAAAAATTTCAGCAGTCGTCTAATCGAATTATTGGGCGCTATCTGTTTAGGTAGCGCTCTTTTTTGTGCATTAAAGGAGGAAAAAACATGTCTATTTCAATCGAATTAAAACGCAACTTTATCCCGATCGATATCGGAGAAATCGAACTGCAGTTTGATACATCACTAGAAAATATCTCACGGCTTGCAACGCTACAGGAAGAGATCGCAGAACGCTTTAACAAGTATCAGTTAGAGCTGATTGAACGCTCCAACAACGGAGAATTTGACGATCTTAAAGAGGGAATTGTTAACAAAGAAGTTATTGACGAAGCCTTTAAGATGCAGAAGAAGATGACGGAGATCAAGTACGATGTGCTATTCGGTGATGGTACCTTTGCTAAACTCTATGAACGTTATCCAGACCTTGACGCTTTGGATCATGCATTTGATGAGGTAGATACTTTGCTGGGCGCTGAGCTTGACCGTCTAGGCCAAGAACGGGCTAAGGCATCGGGGGCGGTTGCTGAGTCCTTTGTTAAAAAAGCAAAAGCCAAAAAGACAAAAAAGACCAGCAAAAAATAACAAGGAGGATTGCTCATGAAATTAAATGAGCCTATACAGAACTCCTTTGAAGTGAACGGACGCACCTATGAGGTGGACTGCTCCTTTGATCTGGTGCTTGATGTCTTTGAGATGTTTGACAACGAAGTCATGAATAATCTCGAGAAGATGCGTACAGCGGTTTTAATGATGACGGACGAAGCCTTGGACAATCCAGAGGACATAGTAGCCGTATGGGAATATATCGACGAGCATTTTTTGAAAACTAAAAAAGAGCGCGTGGTTTATGATCGGCACGGGAACCCTATGCCGGTAGCCAAGGACGAGGAAGAAGATATCCGTTTGATTGATTTTGAAGTAGACGCGCAGGAAATATACGCGAGCTTTGTGCAAGCGTATAATATCAACCTCTTTGAAGCACAAGGCCGGCTAACATGGCCCGAATTTATCGCGCTACTTAACGGTTTACCAGAGGGAACGGCTGTATCTCAATTGGTAGAGATACGGTCTTGGAAACCCTCAAAGAACGATAGTAGCGAGTATAAGGCCAAAATGCGCCGGTTACAAAGCAAATACAGATTAGACGGAAAGGAGGGAGATGAATAATGGCAGATGGAAAGATAGTTATTGACGTCCAGGTTAACGGACGCAAACTTACAGAACTATCAGATGCCTTGAAGCGTTTAGAGTCCGAAGCTCGAAGATCGGGCCAGGGAGTCAAAAGTGCAGGCGATGGTATTCAGGCGACCGGTGATAAAGCTCTAAGAGCTGGACAAGGTTTTAAACGCGCTGGTGACCGTATGGCCGAGGGTGCGAAACTATCAGAAACCTCTAGCAATGGCTTTCGTCGGGCTGGCGAGAAGATCAAAGAAAGCTCTGATTTAGCTGGGCGCTCTGGCTCTGGTTTTAAACAAGCCGGGGAGAAAGTAAAAGAAAGCTCTGATCTTGCCCAGCGGTCTGGCGACGGCTTTAAGCAAGCGGCAGAAAAAGTAAAAGCATCTGGCAACGAAGCCAAAACAGGCGGAGAGGGCTTTAAGTCAGCAAGTTTTAAAATCAAAGAAGCCGGTGCGCTTTCTAAGTCTGGCGGTGATGCTTTTAAACAGGCAGCCGAGAAAGTAAGGGAAGCTGGTACAATCAGTAAAACCGGCGGGAATGGTTTTAAGGTAAGCGCTGATCTAGCCCATAGAGCTGGACAAGTCGCATCTCAAAGTGGGGGCGGTTTTGTCAAGCTGAAAGACATCATCAAAACCACGGGCGACCAGGCTGAAAGGAGCGCGTCAAAATTTGACAAGATCAAAGACGCAATTAAAAACTTCTCAGTCGGTGCGGTAGCCTTTAAAGCTGTCAGCTCTGCGATGAACCTTGTGAGCCAGTCAATGGATAAGGCTATTGACCGCTTTGATACATTGCAACGGTTCCCGAAAGTGATGAAATCACTCGGGCACTCGTCAAAAGATGTGGCAGCATCTACTAAGTTGCTTTCTGAGGGTATCGAGGGACTACCTACAACACTTGATACAGTTGTAAGTACAACCCAGAAGTTAACCTCAATGACTGGTAACCTCAAACAGTCTACGAAGTTGACAATCGCCCTAAATAATGCCTTTCTTGCTTCTGGTGCATCTACAGAAGATGCAAGCCGTGGATTGCAACAGTACACCCAGATGTTATCAGCCGGTAAGGTTGATATGCAAAGTTGGAAGACCTTGCAAGAAACCATGCCTTACGCTTTGCAGAAGACGGCAGAATCGTTTGGTTTTGCTGGTGCATCAGCCCAGAAAGACTTCTACTCAGCCTTACAAGACGGCAAGATCACGTTTACTGATTTCAGTAAGCGACTGATTGAACTTAACAAGGGTACAAACGGCTTTGCCGAAATGGCAAAGAAAAACTCTGAAGGTATTAAAACATCATTCGGTAACATCGTGAACGCGGTAGCAAAAGGGATCGCAAACGTCATTGCCGAGTTTGATAAGATGAGCAAGGCAGTTACTGGCAAGAGTATAGCTCAAAACCTTGATAGCATTAAAGGAGCAGTAAACAGCACCTTTAACGTTATCATTAGTGTTATCCGCGGTGCCACTCCAGTTGTTAAGTCGCTAGTTAGTGTATTAGGCTTCCTCAAACCTGTTTTAGACCCGCTTATCTCGGTATTCGCTGGTGTCGTAGGTGCAGTACTGCTCTTTAAAGGAGCTATGCTGGGGCTGTCAATTATCAAGGGTATCGGTAGTCTAATCGGCACGCTTATCACTTCCTTGGTATCTCTAACCAGTACCTCACTTGTAGCAACGGGTGCTACTACTGGACTTGCTGGGGCTTTGGCCTCTCTATCATCTGGTGGAGTATTCCTGGTTGTCGGTGCTATCGCTGGTCTGGTGTCATGGTTGACGCAGGAAAGCGAAGCGTCCAAGGAAGCCAAGGCCAAGAATGAAGAGTTTAAACGCTCCCTCGATGACTTACACGAAAGTGTTAACAAAGGCAATGAAGCCTATAAAGATCGTAGAAACGAGATCCAAGCGACAGCAGAGGACAATGAACGACTAGTCAAGAAGATCGACGAATTAAACGCAGTCGAGAATAAGACTGCAGCTCAAAAGAAAGAGCTTGCGTCAGCAGCAGAAACCCTTAACTCACGCATCGAGGGTCTAAATATCCAGTACGACAAGGCGACCGGCACAATCAATATGACAACGGACGCGATCCGTAAGCAGATTGAGATTGCCAAGGCATCGGCTGAAATTGAAGCCGCCAACCAGAAAATGGTAGAAAATGCCAAGAAGCGCCTTGAAATCAAGGATAAGATAAAGGAAGTTGAGAAACAGTACCAGGATCTTGTCGAAAAAACTGATAGCGTGGAAGAAGGCTCTTTCAGTAACTCGCGAATCCGTGAAGGGGCCAAGGCAGAATTTAAGAAAAAATACAACGAAGAAGTCAAGAAGCTCCAGGACGACATCAAGAAGACTGAAGAGTCCGATAATGAATTAACGAATACAATCGTTAAGAATAACGAAGTCAAGGCTAAATCTACAGAAGATGCGTCTGGTCGTATGATCTATACGATGGAAAACATGAACGAAGCCCAGCGTAAGGCTGTAGAGATGATGCAACAAGAGTTTGCTAATCTTAAAGGTGAAGTTCAGAACGCTTTCCAAGCTATCGAACAGCAGACAGCCTTATCTGCAGATCAAATGACTGCCAACTTGCAGAAGAACATCGACGCGGTTGATAAGTGGTCGCAGAACCTCGAAACGCTCGCTAAACGCGGGCTTGACCAAGGTCTTATCGAGCAAATGCGCCAGGCTGGTCCTAAAATGGCCAACCAAACGCAGGCCCTTGTAGATTCGTCCGATGAACAACTAGGACGACTCAATACTAAATGGACCGAGGCGGGAGATAAAGCCAAGGAAGGCTTCCTCCGTGGTATTCGGGCGACAGGCCAAGAGTTACCGCCTGAAATCGAGAGCATGGTAACCGCGATCGGTGATGAGTTCAGAAGTGCACTCGCTGATGCAGGCTTTGAAGTTAAAGGCCGTGAGATTCCTCAAAAAGTAAGCGACGGTATGCGGTCTGGAAAAGGCGATGTCCAACAGGCAGCCTCAGAAGTCACAGAGGCATCTAAACAAGCCTTCAACAACTTGCCAACTGAAGCCAAGTACAGCGGATCACAAGTGAGCGGTGGATATGCTCAAGGTATCACAGAAAACCAGGGATCAGTCCAGGGAGCAGTTGACGGCCTTAAAAATGCCTCTCTAGGTGTTTTGGCCAATTTATTCGGTGAGGGTCAAGCCAAAGGTGCTGAACTCGGTGCGGGTGTCGGAGATGGTGTATTGAGCCGGTCCGATGTCGTGCAAGGTGCAGCTAACACCCTCAAGTCAAACGCTACTGCTACTATGGCAGGCATGGCCAGCGATGGACAGGCTAAGGGTTCAGAGTTTGGTTCTGGTATCGCAACCGGTATCGCTGTCGGTCAACAGGTAGCAGTTGGTGCAGCATCTGTGATGAACCTTGCTATTTCGGCTCAATTCCTCGCGATGTCCATGAACGGGCAACAGTACGGTTCACAATTCGGTACTGGCATCGGTGGTGGTATCAATTCCTCGCAAGGTATTGCTACTGGTGCGTCTAATGCGATGAAGATGATGATTAATGCGTCAGTTAACTCGCTAGGGCACGACGGTAGAAATGCTGGATCACAATTTGGTACGGGTGTTACTAGTGGTATCGCTAGCCAAAACGGCGCGGTACATGGTGCGTCAAGTGCCTTGAAATCATCGGCTCACAGCGGAATGTCTGGTGGATATAGTGGAGGTTATAGCGCAGGTACGGCTATTGGCGAGGGCATGATGAGCGGTATCTATGCGATGGCTGGATCGGTTGCAGCAGCAGCAGCCAGCATCGCAAGTAGCGCGGTTGCAGCAGCCCGATCTACTTTGCGGATCAACTCGCCATCAAAAGTCTTTAGAGATCAAGTCGGTCGCGCTATCCCAGAGGGTATGGCAGTAGGTATTGAAAAATACGGCTACTATGTAGACGACTCAATGACTGACCTTGCTAACAAGACAGTAGAGTCTGGCAAAAAGTACACAGATGGCTTTGGTTTTAACTTGCCAGGTCGCGGTGATCTTGTCAGTGGTCTGACTGATACACTAGCTACGCGCTTTGGATATGCAGGCGGTGGAAGCTCAAGCTCAAATGTTACAAACAACTACACACTCAACGCAAACGGTACGGCTAATGACAACTTCTTTAGCCCGGAAAATATGCGCAGGCTCTTGCGTGAGCTTGCTTACTATACAAACTTGGAAGGAGGTAGAATGGCATAATGGGAAGTTTTACTTTTAATGGTGTATCAAGCACTACTCATGGTCTACGAGTGACCAGCGACTATATTATTAGTTCCACTGGTAGCGACGTAGAAACAGTAGCGGTCCCTGGTCGTGATGGTGATCTATTGATCTCAAAGAACCGTCTTAAATCTGTTACTATCGAGTTGCCTTGTACCGTCCTTTCAAACCGTAAGCTCACGGACGCAGAAAGCGACATTAGTAACTGGCTCAATGTAGACGGTTATAAAGATTTGACCCTATCCTGGGACCCGGATTTCATCTACCGGTCAGCTTTTATCGAAACTTTCGAAGTGTCAAGCCTTATGAAGCAGTTTGGGAAAGTCAAACTAAACTTTTTGACATACCCAGTCAAATTCTACAAGCAAGGACGCACTACTCAAAAGCTAACAAACGGAGTTGCGATCAATGGCCTGGGAAACGTCAACGCAAAACCAATTATCACACTGGTTGGATCGGGTGATTGTACGCTTACTATTAACGGTCGCAAGACCAAGTTAAAAGGAGTGCAAGGCAAGATCACACTAGATATGCAAGCAAACCAAGTATTTAAGGACAATCTGCCAGCGTGGGATAAGGTGGTAAGGTCTCCACAATTTCAAATGCCATATCTTGATTATGGCAGGAATTTAATTTCGTGGGACGGCAGTTTTACTATTGAAATGATCCCGAATTGGGGGGTTAAGTTATGAGGCCTATACTATTTAACAAGAATGAGCAGTCATTTGACACTTACGGTTTAGGTGAGCTTAACGTTACCAAGGGGACTGTAACCCGTGAACGCAACGGAAATTATACGCTATATTCAGAAATTCCCGCGAACGATCCAATGGTTGCAACCCTTGAGAAAGAAATGAAGCTCAAGGCTGACGCTGGACTGCGAACTAAAAACCAAACCTTTGAGATCTCGCGAATCGTAAAAGATAGCAGTAACATCGTTAAAATCTACGGTCAGCATATCAGTCATAAGCTGGAATACATGGGACTAGTGAATGGCAGGCCCTTTAGTGGTTCTGCCTTTACTGCTCTCGCAATCTGGCACAATGCAACGATTGGTGATCTACGTTTTGATGTTTGGTCTGATATCCAGACGACTGGTAAGGGTGTGTTTGACATCTCCAAAATGGAGAATGCAAGACAAGCCCTTGGTGGTGTAGAAGGCTCTATTTTGGACATCTATGGCGGGGAATATGAGTTTGACAATATGACCGTGCGACTGCATAAGCAGTTAGGCCGTACTGCTCCAACCGTGCTAGAGTATGGCAGAAATATCTTATCTGCAGAACTCGATGAAACAATCGAGAGCGCATATACTAGTGTGTTGCCGTTTGCGACTTACACTCCCGATAAACCAGAGGGGGACACTAGTGATAGTCAGCCCGACCCCGTAACAGTCACTCTCCCAGAGAATTATGTAGACAGTAAATACAAGGACCTATACGCACATCGCAGAATTAAAGTCGTAGATTTTTCGAGCGAATTTAAGGGCGATAGCAAGAGTAAGGATATCCCGACACCCGATAAATTGCGTAAAATCGCTAATGATTACATGGAGCGCAATGAAATTGGTAAGCCTAAGATCAACATCAAAATCGAGTATGCTGATTTAGCACGCACACTCGATTATGCTGATAATGGCTGGATTGAAGAAGTTGAATTATGCGATATTGTACCTGTTTATTATCCACAGATTGGGCTTACTGATGAAACTTTGAAAGTAACCACAATCACTTACGATTTTGTCAACGAACGAAACGAGAGCGTAGAATATGGTGACATCGGAACAAACGTAAGAGCGACTATGCAAAGCGGACTTGCCGGACGGGTAGATGATATCGCTAAAGCCCAGCAGGACTTTGAGAATAGCTTGCCAGACTATCTCTTAAATGCACAGGGAAATAAAGTTTGGTACAACAGACCAGATGATAAAGAACATAAAATCGGTGACATCTGGTTTGAGAAGAACGGTATCTATGACCGCATGTACGTTTGGAATGGCTCTCAGTGGGAGAAGCGTATTGACACGGAAGATGTCGATAAGATCAAGAAAGAAGTTGATAAACAATTAGAGCAGGCTAAACAGTCAACTACTATTGAGATCGAGAAAGCAAACGCTAAAGCACAGGAAGCTCTTATAAAAGCTGGCACAATTCCAGACACTGCCACACTATCGGATCAGATTAAAACTCTGATTTTAAACAGTCCAGATTTGAGCCGTAAGGTAACAGAAACATTTAACAATGCGGACAATGGGGACACGATCTATAGTAAAGTGTATTCCAAGGTAGCAAAGAATTTTGCGACCAAGGGTGAATTTGAAAATATAGACCGTGTCCAGAACAGCATGGGTCAAGACTTAATCGGCTTGTCTAAAAAAATTGAAACGCAAACCGTAGAATTTAACAAGCTCACTGAATCGAACAAGCTCTATGAGCGTATCCTTGGTACATCTGAAACAGGCGCACCCGATAAGCTGTCCCGTTTGGTTATGTCTAGCCAGATATTCCAGACCGAGGTCGGTAAGTATGTCACGAGTGACAATAATTTGATCGTTAATTCAGAAACGATGGACCAGCACGTTTTAGTAAACGAAAATCGGCCCGGTGTCAATGTATCTGTCAGTGGTGGAGTCTTTACGATCAAAGCACAGGGCGCAACGTCTTATAACTGGTCGGGTTTCACACTTCCGATTTACGTTCGCAAAATTTATAAAGGTGAAACATATTCTGTAGGCTTTAAATATCGCGTTCGTGGTGCGCTTGATGATGGTTTCAACATCACTATTAAAAACCACGTTTTGAATCGTGCAGCGTTTACAGCCACAGCCGCACGGTCAAATACTCCAGCTTCTGACGAGTGGAAAGAATTTCAAGGAACATTTTATATGTCCTCGGATTTTGAGTTTGGCAATCACAGGAACTTACCTTTTTATGTCTATGTCACAAAAAACGGCTGGGTAGAAATAAAAGAAATTATGCTTGTCCGCGGATCGCGCACAGGACCTTACAAGCCAAGCCAATTTGACGACGCGTTCGCGGAGACAAAAGCAGTCCGAACGCAAATGAGCCTGCTCGCTGGATCGTGGGCGGTCCGGAACCTTAATAGTAACGGTGATGTACTCAACTCAATCAACGTACTCGCAGACGGCACGAACCGAATAGACGGACGGTTAACTCATATTACAGGCCAGACCAAGATTGATAATGCAGTAATTAAGGACGGTATGATCGCTAACCTTAACGCTGACAAAATCACGGGTGGTACGATTGATGCTAGTCAGATCAACGTTATCAATATCAATGCTGGTAACGTGCTTGCTGGTACGTTAACTGGTATGACCGTTCGAGGTGGTCGGATCGAAGGTCTAAATGGCAAGATGTATATTGACTTACAAAATAGTCAATATAACGTTTTAAACAACGAAGCCACAATCAGACGGATCGACGATACCAATTCCTCGCAATTTATTAAATTAACAAAGAGTGGATTTATCGCAGAACGATTCAGAGATAGCAATGCTGCACTCATGGTTTTAGGCACGAATCACAACAAAGACCCTAAAGAGGTAGAACGGCATGATAATGAAACGTTCGCAGGTATTCGGCTTTGGTCTGGTAAAGGAAACGGCACGGAAGAAAGTCTTACTGAATTCGTGGGTGACCGTGTACTGATCTACAATAACGGTCGATACCGCAGTCCTTGGAACTTCCACGGAAATACGAATGACGGAAATGCCTATCTGATACCGATGAACCAAAATGGTGTTAAACATTTTATTGGACGTGGTGACTTTTTCTTAGAGGGTATTTACTCACGGAAATTTTACATGAGCGGTGGTATTGATATTGGTGATTATATCTGGGACTTGCTCACTTGCTTTGGTGAAATGGCAAAAAACAATATGCTTGGAGGGGCTAAAACCCACATCACGGGAGTACTACGGAAACGAGGTTATAGAATTTAATGAATACAACAGACAAAATTATCAACGATGTCGCAGTCCAACTTGCGAATAAAATTATTGAGTGCGCTAATTATAAGGCGTACTACGAACAAACAAATGAATTGCTAACTAAATTTAACGATGTTTTAGCTAGTGACTCAGCACTCAAGGACCTCTTTGATGAGGCCTTTCAAAAATTAGAAGAAGGTAAATAGTATATGGAATTTAAAGTAGTTAACAAATTTTTGCAAGAAAAAGGTAAAACATTCGTAGCAATCCGCTGCCAAGACCCTTACACGGCATACGACCGTGTATTAGAGGGTGACCGCACAACCGAAAGCGATGAAAGTTTGATCCAAGCGGTCATCGGGCTTGTGACTACAGAACTCAATCCAGCCGAAGGGGTGAAAGCTCTTAACGTGGAATTGATTAAACAGAAAGAGCAGTTTAATAGTGATCTAGCTGAAAAGGATACTAAAATCGCTGAAACTAAAGCGGTGGCAGATTGGGCGGTACTTGCAGCCGTCACTAACACAGAAAGTCCACTCGATCCAACTCTTTATGCGCGTGGATTGGAATTGGTCGAAGCTGGACAAGCTGGCAAAACATACAAACCTTATGAAATCTTTACTGTTAACGATCCAAGCCACACTCCGAAATATGGTGAGGGTCAACGTGTACTGGTCCAAGTAAATCAAGAATTTACTTACAACAACGAAACAGTGGCAGACCTTGAGGGATCGCTCTCACAAAATGGGAAGCTGGCAGTTTGGAAATGGACTGAACCAAAAGCGAACGCACCTCAACCAGCGGGAGAGCTTGAAACTCAGCCCGTCCAGTAAGCTAGTAGCATAATAGGGGGTGGTGAAATTGGACCTATTGGCACTAGTTGACAAATTGACTCCCGTTCTGGTCGTGATTATTCCCAGTTACTTTTCATTCAAGAGTACAAAAACCACTAAAGAAGCTGACAAACGCCTTGAGGGGTTATCGAATAAAATCGATACCCTCGAGAAGTCAGTATCGAACGTGGAAGAGATCGGCAAAGATAACAATAAAAATCTGACTATTATCGGGAAAGGCTTGCAACGGCTTCAACGCTTTCGATTGCAGGAGAATTTGAAGAACGCGTTAAAACGTGGACACACAAACCAGCATGAGATCGAGGAGCTATCTAAACTGTATGAAAGTTACGTCGAATTGGGCGGTAACGGAGCTATTAAAGTGTTATTCGAGCGCTTTTTGGAATTAGAAATAAAAGAGGATAAATAAAATGGATCAAATTACAAACATTATCACAACGTCAGCAATGAGTATTTTAGTTGTATTAACTGGTATCGTGGTACAAGCAATCAAGAAATACTTACTAATGCGCGGTGGTAAGAAAGCAATCGAGATCGTTGAGATCTTGGCAAAGAACGCGGTCAACGCTACAGAGCAGGTCGCGGATAAGTTGGATATCCACGGCAAAGACAAACTCGAGCATGCTAAAACGAGCTTGATCGAGGGCCTTGAGTCGCAAAATATCCATTTGACAAATCAAGAACTCAATACCTTTATTGAAGCAGCAGTTAAAAAAGCGAATGAAGAGTGGAATAAATAAGGGAGGTCTGTCTATGAGTAAAATTGAATCAAGTATCGCACGTATGCGTCACTTGCAAGCGATCCCTGTACATTATGATATGGGTGACCGCTATGGAAACGATGACGACGGCGACGGGCGCATTGAGTTCGACTGCTCGTCTGCAGTGTCTTATGCGCTCGAAATCAGTTTAAACAACAACACAGAGACGTTGCAACAAGCATTGCCAGCTATTGGCTATGCTAAAGTCTTTGACGCAGTAGACGGCTCGTTTGATGCACAACGTGGTGATGTGGTTATCTGGGCACCTCGTGACGGCTCTAGCTCCCTCGGAGCATTTGGACATGTATTAATCATGACCAGCGACAGTACCGCTATCCACTGTAACTATGGCATGGACGGTGTGACTGAAAATGACTACAACTACATCTGGGATCTAAATGGTCGTCCTCGTGAAATTGTATTTCGTGAGAGCGGAACCCCTGCGCCAGCTCCTGCTCAAAGTGCATTTGATAAAGAGCTGGATGTAAATGCTCGTCTTGAAGTATCTGATAAGCCTTACTACGAAGGCACACTCACTACTGATTACTATGTAGAGGCAGGCCCTCGCATTGATAGTCAGGATAAAGAATTCATTGCTGCAGGCACCCGTGTCAGAGTATACGAGAAGCTGAACGGATGGGCAAGAATCAACCATCCTGCAAGCTCGCAATGGGTAGAGGATAAGTATCTGGACGACTGTACAGATATGTAGAAAAGGGGTGATTGAATGAATCGCTCGAACTGTACCAATTTAAAGCAGTTTGAGGGCGGTCGAGTCGTCAAGCAGGGCGACTCAGCCTCCCTTTTTGGTTTTGCATTATATGACGAAAACTGGGTACCGATTGACCTTGACGGACAAGAAGCTACAATCCACTTTGTGAGCAAGAAAGGCAAAGCGACTTTTTCGGCGACTGTCCAAGGTTCAAAAGTATCGTTTAAGATTCCCAAAGTCTTACCGGTTGAGAGCTATCTTGTTGAGGTTGATTGTGGAGGCTACGTATTCCCTAGCGATCAGAGCGTCCGAGTTGACGTGGTCCAGTCAGCGGAGGAATACCAGTCAGCGGAGATGGTTGATCTTGGTAAAGTCAGCTTGCGCGATGAGATCGCAAACTATCTCGCTGGCCACACTGTACAAGCGTATAATGACGGGCCACTAGTCGCACGGATCGAAGCACTCGAAGCGCGCCCACAGGCTACAACGGTTGATCTGGGGCCACTAGAGCAACGTGTCCAAGCACTAGAAAGTAAACCAGCTCCAACAGTTCAAACGCTCGATTTAGGACCACTAGAAAAGCGCGTTGAGGCTCTGGAAAACAAACCGGCACCAACAGCACCAGTGGTCGACTTGAGCGCGTATATGACCTCAGAAATGGCTTATCAGACGTTTGCAACGTATACCACGTTACAAGCTCAAATGACTAACAACATTAAAAATAAGCACCTTGAGCTGGGCCTTGACGCACTGATCGACGAAAAGCTACGCAACGGTGGGGATAACTTCCTTACTAGCCACCAAGCTAGCACGGCTTATGTGTCAAAAGAAGTATTTCAAAACTTGCTAAAACGAGTAGAAGCTCTCGAAAGCGTTCCTATATAATGTATTTTCCCTCCCATTTTCGGGAGGGCTTTTTTGTGTTTATAACGGCAATTTTACAGATTGTCTATTGTAACGGCAATAAAAAAAGCCCTTGGGCTCGTTCTCTCAATTATGCGGGCAATGAATACGATTTTGAATACGACTTTTTTCAATTATTGAAAAATGACGAAAACGATAATTTTCTAAAATACGCGTTTTTTAAACGTTTGAGAACGTATGGCGCAATAATGGAAACAGTTTTTGAAATATGCTAAAATAGTACCACTAGCCCCCAAGGCCTTGATATTACTGACTTTCCAAGGGGTCAGAAGTGACTGAATACGGGACTGAATACGACATATTTATATTACCATATATTCAAGCAATTTCTCCACGGTATCGGTCCGCTGCTCTTCCGTTATGTGAGTGTACAGATCCAGCGTTATTTGAACAGTGCTATGCCCCAATCGATCAGAAATATTTTTAGGCTCAACGCCGGCACTAAACAGCAATGAAGCGTGCGTGTGTCGGAGCCCGTGGGGCGTGATTGTTTTTAGTTTGTGGCCAGCTATGAAGCGCTTGAAATAACGGATAAAATTGTGAATATGCACCCACTCGCCCCGCTGGTTTGTGAAGATAAAATTTTCATCGCCTTTAAAATGTTTGCCGTTTTTAAAATAGATTTTTATCTGGTCCTTTTTCCAGCTCTTTAGAATCGAAAGCGTGGTGGGATCAATAGAAATAACGCGCTTACTATTTTTCGTTTTGGGCGTCTGAAGAGTTTGTTTCTCTTTGATCCGGACCGCTGTCTTATCGACGGTTATTTTTTTATTTTCGAAGTCAATATCGGACCATTTCAAGGCGAGGGCTTCCCCTTGTCGTAACCCAGTATAGCTCATTAAATGGACCAGCGGGAAGAAATAAGAGAGCGTGGCCGTTTGAGCTAGTTTTAGAAATTCTTTTAATTCTTCCTTGGTCAAGAAATTCCCTTTTCTTTGAACTTGCCGGCTTTTCGGCTTGATTACTTTATCAAAAGGGTTTGAATTGAGTATATCCATTAAAACAGCGTATTTAAAAATTCGGTTAATAACTGACAGATAATGGTTATAGAGTATATAGCTTTTACTTAACTCAATAACAACTCTTTGACAGTATGCGACTGTTATTTTTTTCAGCTTCAACTCTTTAAAATGTTCTTCAGTCATTTTCTCGACTTTTGACTTGACGTTTTCAAAAGTGCTGGCCTTTACCGTGGTTCTATAATTTTCTAACCACAGGGAAGCTAGTTCTTCAAATGTAGGATCATGGAAGCCGTCCGATTGATTCGACGGAAGCCCGTTCTCTTCCACGTCAAGCAGTAAATTTCTTTCGGCTTGTTTGGCTTCTTTCATGGTTTTAAAGCCCCGGCGCGTGGTCCGCCGTTCTTTCCCTGTTGCTGGGTCAATTCCCAGATAGGTCTGAAATAAGTAACGAGTCTCCCCGTTTTTGGTTGTATATTTTTTTATCATGTCTTTCCTCCGTTGGCTTGCCCGCACAATTGAAAGAACGAAATGATTTTGCTATACTTAACTTATATCATGTTTTCCCCGTGGCTTGCCTCGGGGCTTTTTTATTTATCGTAAACCATCGCGCCGTTTTGTTCGTACGCCAGACGGTTTTCGTCTTTATCAAATACATATACGGGCGGTGCTGTAAAATTCGCATCAGTGATTTTATAAGTTTTTTCCACGTCATTTTTTATTTTGAGCAATCCGTCCACGGTTTGATGTAGCTGGTCGTTTGTCAATTCAGACGATGCCACGGGTAGCACTACAGCCATACCATCGCTACGATAGTACACGTCCATTTGACTTGAGTCAAGCCATTGCTTGTAAGAGTTTGCAAACTGATCCAGTAGTGGTCTAGCCTTGCTTACCCGTCCAGTGGCCATTTTATATTTTTCCTCGCCTTGGTTTTCTTCTTTGCTTTTTGCTTTGGCCTTGTCTACTAGCTCCCAGGCTTTTTCTTTTTGCGTTTTCTCTGAGCTTGACTCGGTTGTCACTTGTTCGGTTGATTCTTCTTGATTTGATTCAGATCCCTCGCTTTGATTGCAACCGGCAATAAATAGAGTGAGTAGTGCGACTGCTGCAAATGTTACCTTTTTCATATTTTCCTCCTGGCTATCCAACTAGCCTGTAAAATTCATCTATTACCATTAATTCGTCGGCCGTCGTTTTTAGTTCGTGGCGCTCCATGAAATGTACATAATTAAACTCGCTCGCGTCCCCAGCTGCTAACTCTTCCTTTAAAAGCGCGTGTATCATGGCCCGGTTGGCTTCATTCTCGCACTTGATCGGGTTTATGGTATATTCGGCTGTCGTGTGGTTCAAGTGGCCCAGCTCGTGCAAAATAACGCGTTTCTGGGCCTCCCTAGTTAGTGACTTATTGACGAAAATGATCTTCATATCAGATAAGATCATTCCGGGCCGTGGCCACAAGTCATTGTCAAAGTAAGCGAGCGTGACGCCCTCTTTATCACAAATTTCTTCTATCATAATCTTCCTTTGAAATATATATCTAGGATATTTTCAATCGCTTTGATATCTTCTTCATTTAATGGTTTTCCGTCGAATGTTTTCGCGCTTTTGGCTAGCTCACGAAGATCCAAGCCCGAAAGGTCAGGATCAGATTTTACCTCGCGTCCTCGTGGCACGTCATAGCCCATTAACCAAGCCTCAGAGACGTTAAAAGTCAAAGCTAAAAGAGCGAGCTTCTTTTGATCTGGTGCTTGTATTCCGTTTACGTATTGAGAAAGAGCACTCTTTCCGAGTTTGACACCTAATTTTTCTTGAAAAGGTTTTGAGTTATTGATAACGTCGACTTGTTTCCAGCCTCTCTCAGTCATTAATTCCCGAAGCCGTTCAGCGGTATTGTATTTTCTCATGGTGTTCATCTCCTTTTTTCTACTATAGTATAGCACACAAAAAGAAAATAAAAAATAAAAAAGTTCAAAAAAAATGAAAAAAAGTTCAAAAAAATGAAAAAAGTCGTTGACAAAGTTCATGGCGCATGATATACTTTATTCATCAAGTTCATAAAGCATGAACAAA